GAGTAGGGGAGAATGGGCTGCAAAAACGAAGCGTTTACATCGCTTTACATTGGGCTTACATTTGAGCCCCGTTTGAACGTCGTTCAAATGAAATGCTTTACATTGAAGGTGGGATAGGGGAGATTTCGGGAGTGCTATCACCGATTGTTCTTCATAAGCCTTTTCTGATCAGCTCTCATGTACAAAGATAGTCAAACGGACCGGTTTATGCAAGTAGAGTAGGGGAGTGCATGACGTATTTCCACTTTTATTTTATCTAAATTATTCCATATACGATATATTTGGTATATTTGCAATAAAATAAATGCCATATATTATGACTAAAGTTATCCATGTGCACCTGATTTATGAGAAGAAGAACTTCTATTTCGGCAGTATTTCTGCCATATTTGATACTTTGACCGAAGGCCAGGTCGGCATCACCAAAAGCAGCCTGTTACATGCCGGTTTGACCGATGGAGCCGTAAAATACACGAAATGTGCGATGATTATCCAGTCACACCTGATAAAGACTACCAGAAAGGGCTGAAACAGCCTTAAAACGTCCATAAAGCCGCTTTTTGCGGCTTTTTTTGTTGTATTCGTGTCGATCCACATTCAAATAGTATATCATAGGAAGTTACTTTTTATTTGAATGGTTTGAACGGTTGGAAAAATGGAGAGGTTATTCACTTGCTTATTCATTAGGTTATTCATTTTAGCCATTACAAAAACGAAACGTTTCGATAGCTTATTCGTTTGCTTATTCATTTTTGCTGTTTTTTTTTGTGAATGGTATGTATAAACGCTATTTTCGTACCGTGTTTTTTGCTTGTTTCAGATTATTGAGGGGAGTGAATGTAATTTTGATAATATATATTTACTCCCCTATATTTTAATTCATTGCTTTAAAAATCAGCATTTTACTACTTTTCACCCCCTTTACCCCACAAAACGCATCTTAGACGGCATCGGCAACTGTAGAATTGCTTGCATCTGAAACACGCCCCGCGCTTTCCTGTTTGAGTTGTACGATTGTTTGTTTGAGTATTCCTATTTCTTCTGCCTGTTCTTTTATTGTTATCTGCTGTTCTTTTATAGTAGATAGAAGTTTGTCGAATATTTCAGGAGAAAGACCTTGGTTATCACCGGGTTTTTCATTATCTTTATTTTTAGAAACACAGTTTGTTTGTATGTGTTCTGTCGATGTTGGTCGGTTCGTTTTTGTCATCTCTCCCCTACCAGTTAGAAGCCATTCTGTATTTATATCTGCAAACATGTTTGCAATTGAGAGGAGGATGTCACTACTAACCTCTGGATATTCATTATTCCTTTTATCCAGATTAAATACTCTATTAAGTTTTTGAGAACTTGATAGATGAATCATCTCGCTAAAGCGCTTTACGCTGCCATTAGCATAGAAATCGACCAACTGTTTTACTCTTTCATTTACGGCTGGTAAATGTTTTATTGAAAAAATGTTTTCACTTTCTCCCATTTTATTTTTGTTTATTGAAAACATGTTTGTATATTTGCAACGTGTTCAAAGTGTGAACACCGCCCCAAAGCTACAAAAAAGGCTTGAGCTGACAATGAGAAATATAAAAAGAAGAAAAATAGAAGGTTATGAAACGGTATTATTTTGAATTGACAGATCGGAGTTATAATGACCTGGGGGCTTTTATTCCGGATGGGTACAGCAAAGAAGTGGCTGTCAGGCAAGCAAAGAGGTGGATGGCAGAAAACAGTATAGTATTAGCCACCCTTATCGTGAATAGCCTAAGAACATCTAACGTGTTGGATGTAATTGATATTGATATACTTAAAACGAAGATATAATGGAAGCAAAATTTAAAAAGGGACAAAGTGTGAGAATCACCAAGAGGAACGGTGAAGTCATTGATGGTGTAATCCGCGACTGGGACTATAACATTTGTACGTTCGTGCGGGAATATAATGTCGATTATATGAAAGATGGCCAGGTTTGGACTGTGATATGTGTTCCGGAGGATGCCATACAAGAACTCCGATAGATTTCCGGGGCGGTTAGTTCAGTTGGTAGAACACGCCAAATTCCCGCAAGGGAGAGGCTATGGTCCGCGGTTCGAGTCCGTGACCGCCCGCTACAATAATTTAACTTATCAGCGAATTATGAAAGAGAGAATAGTCGTAGAATACAGCGAGGTGGGTAAAATAGCCGGTTTACTGGGTTGTTCCCGGGAAATGGTTTCCCACTCCCTTGCATTCCGCAAGAACAGCAAGTTGGCCCGTTCCATCCGCAAGCTCGCTATCGAGCGCGGTGGAACCAAGGTAGGTGGTAACCCTCAGAAGAAGGAAAGCGATGAAAAATGAGTTGATAGCATTGTTCGGTGACCAGCTGCGCTGGTTTATACACTTGAACTGGAAGCAGCGTCTTTGCGTGCTTTACTTCTGTCTGAGTTTCGGGATCCTGCTTTCCCTGGTCTTTGACCACCCGCTGCTGGAGCTTCTCGTGGTGCTGAACTTCGGGGCTTCGGCGCGGCTGATGAAGAGGCAAGTCCCTTTGAATGATTTGGAGGACTAATAACAGAACGGGAGATGGAATACTTTGATAATATATTGTGTGTAACTTACACGGAGTTACTGGATATAATGCCCAAAGGTACTTTGAACAGCCAGTTGTCCCGGGATAAACTTGACGTCGTTTCCCGTGGCGGTGGTGAAGGCGGCCACGCCTTGTATGCCTATTCCTCCCTTCCCGAGAAATACAAGAAACGTTGGGTTGAGCGTCATGGCGAACCCGAGAAACAAATGAGACAGGAAATGATTCGTAACATAGTGAAGAAAGACGAGAAGGCCGAACGCTTTTTTGAGGAGTACCGCTACGACAAGAACGGTGAGATGGTCGCTCTTCCCGTAGATGTGAAGAAGGAATACACTTGGAATGCCTCGGTACTGAACGCGCTGATGGAAGAGTTCAAACGCTTGAGTTCATCCAATAACAAGCTGACCGGTTTCCGCCGTAACCTTTGGGAGCTTCTGCTTGTCACGAGTGAGGAATGGCGTCCGGTGTACGGGCACAGCCTTCCGGGCAGTGTGGGGCGTTTGAAAGCCCTGATAAACAAGTTCCGTCCCGACAACTACGGTGTGCTTGTGAGCGGTAAATACGGCAACAGCAACACGCTGAAGATCGAGGAGGACGGCGGGCGTTACCTTGTAGCATTGAAACGCAGCCGCGTTCCGGTTTATACTGACATGGAGATCTTCGAGGAGTACAACCGTGTCGCTCCGGAACGTGGCTGGAAGCCTCTGAAGAGTCCCCGTAGCCTCCGCGAATGGTTCAACAGCCCACGTGTCGAACCTCTGTGGTATGATGCGGTCTATGGGGAAATGAAGGCGCACCAGCGTTATGACCGCAAGCACCGGACCATCCTTCCGGGCCGTCGTGACAGCCTCTGGTATGGCGACGGCACGAAGCTGAACCTCTACTACCGTGATGAGAACGGAAACAAGTGCACTACAAGCGTGTACGAGGTGGTGGACGCCTACAGCGAGGTGCTTCTTGGCTATTACATCAGCGACAACGAGGACTATATCGCCCAGTACCATGCTTTCCGCATGGCTATCCAGACGAGCCGGCACAAACCCTACGAGATCGTGTGCGACAACCAGGGCGGCCACAAGAAGAACGCGGCGCTGGGGCTTTTCTCGAAGATCAGCCGTATCCACCGCCCGACAGCTCCGTATAATGGCGAATCTAAGACGATCGAGAACATCTTTTACCGCTTCCAGAGCCAGGTATTGAAGAAACGTTTCGGTTTCACCGGGCAGAACATTACGGCAAAGAGAGAGACAAGCTGTCCGAATTTGGAATTCATCAATGCGAATATCGACTCCCTTCCCACATTGGAGGAACTGAAGGAACAGTATGCCGCTGCCCGTGAGCAGTGGAACTCAATGAAGCACCCGGCCACTGGCATCCCCCGTATTGAGATGTACAATACCAGCGTGAACGAGGGCACCGATCCGGTCAGCGTTCCTGATATGGTGGAGATGTTCTGGTACACAACCGATAAACCGTCGCTGTTCACCGCCAGCGGTATCGAGATCACGGTACAGGGAAAGAAATACCCTTACGAGGTTTTCTCCGCTCCCGGTGAGCCTGACCTGGAATGGCGCCGGCGTAATACCTACAAGAAGTTCTATGTCCAGTACGATCCCTATGACATGAGCAGCGTACGGTTGCTTTACAAGGACAAGGGCGGTGCGATGCGTTTCGAGTGTGTGGCCTCGTTCCCGCTGATGATCCACCGTGCCCAGCAGGAGCAGACGGAAGCCGAAAAACGTTTCATCCGCACCCAGCAGGAGGCCGTCGTCAATGAGCGTATAAACCGTCAGGTCGTCGCCAAAGATATCGAGTATGAGCATGGTGTCGCACCGGAACAGAACGGTTTGCGTACTCCTGACCTGAAAGGTCTCGGAAAGGAGGCGCAACGCCAGATTGACCGCCGCACGAGAAAATACAGCCAGCCGCCCCGTCCTTCCATAGGCCGTGACATGAAAGTCATCAGCAACGTGACATGGGACAGCTTTGAGAAGAAGGAAGTGAGCATCCGCAAGGTGGTCGGGAAATTATAAGGAACAGATTTATAACAAGATAAAAAATATTGATTATGGAAATTACAATGAAAGAGAAGAACGCCATCAGTGAGAGCCTCCGGGCTTACGTGGCGAAGTATCCGAGCCAGACGAAGGCCGCGGGTAGTCTGAAGGGAGTCAGTGTGGGTACTGTGAGCAATATCCTGAACGGGCGTTATGAGAATATCAGTGACGAGATGTTCCGTAATGTCGCCTCGCAGGTCGGTGGTGTAAGCGCTACCGGTTGGCAGATCGTGGAGACTGGCGCTTACCAGGAGATCACGGCTGTGCTCTCCGATGCGCAGCGCTGGCGCAATGTCACATGGGTGACTGGTGAGGCCGGTTGTGGCAAGAGTACCACCGCCCGTGTTTACCTTCATGAGCATAAGGAGGTTTTCTATATTCTCTGCTCCGAGGACATGAAGAAAGGTGACTTTGTCCGCGAGATAGCCCGCACGGTCGGGATCCGGACTGAAGGGTATAATATCCGTGAGGTGTGGGGACTTATTTTGGATGATATCATCCAGATGGACGCGCCCCTGCTGGTGTTCGACGAGGCGGACAAGCTGACCGAACCGGTGTTCCACTACTTCATCAGCCTGTACAACAAACTGGAGGAGAAATGTGGCGTCGTGTTTTTGAGTACCGATTATATTGCCAAACGCATCAGCAATGGTCTGCGGTACCAGAAGCCCGGTTACAAGGAGTTCTACAGCCGTATCGGACGGAAATTTTATGAGCTGGAGCCTACAGACGTGAACGATGTGTTCGCGATCTGTTCCGCCAACGGTGTGACTGACAGGAAAGACATCGATAAGGTGATAAAGGAGGCTTCGACATGTGACTTTGATTTGCGGCGTGTGAGGAAGTCCATTCACAAGGTGAAACGCATGACGGGGGAATGACCCCCGTTCAAATACCGTTCAAACGTAATTTTAAGGATATGGAAAACAAATTTGAATACTTAAAGATCGACGGTCGCGAGCAGCTTCCCGCTCCCTGGAGCGATTACCCAGTCTTGAGGGAATACGAGACGGTGACCGTTTACCGGAATGGTCGCGACTACCTGGACGCCCTTGTGGGACAGCAGGACGGCTGGTGGGTTGCCGGCGTTCACATGGAGGTGGGCGGTTCCGGCGGTGGTTTCAACCCGGGACGTAAATGGGGACAGTTTGCCACCCGTGAGAATGCCCTTTTGTGGGCACTCGGCAGGATGCTCTGCCACGAGAAACTGCGGGGTGCCGCACGGCAGGCCGTACTTGACCGAATTGACAATATCCGACAACTAACACTGTTCTGACCATGGAAGAAGAGAAAAAGGATAATAAAAAAGCGGGCATGAGACGTGCCTTGAATGTCAGGGACATCCTGAACAAGAAGTATGACGTATTCCCTTTCGAAGGGAAATGGAAGGATGCCTTCGACACTCCGGAAGTCCGGGGCTGCTGGTTCGTGTGGGGCAACAGCGGTAACGGTAAGACCTCTTTCGTGATGCAGCTCTGCAAGGAACTTTGCAAGTATGACCGTGTGGCGTTCAACTCCCTGGAGGAAGGAACTTCTCTGACAGTCCAGAATAACCTGCGGCGCTTTGGTATGGCCGAGGTAAGCCGCCATTTGGCGTTCATCAAGGAGGACATCCCCACCTTGAAGATCAGGCTCCGGCGTCATAAGAGTTTCAACATCGTGATCATTGACAGCTTCCAATACACACAGATGACGTATCGTGACTATATCCAGCTGAAGGAGGAGTTTCCGGACAAGCTGTTTGTTTTCATCAGCCATGCCCGTGGCAAGAATCCTAAAGGTGATGCGGCCACGAGCGTGATGTATGATGCCGACCTGAAGATATGGGTGGAGGGCTACGTCGCCTTCAGTAAGGGACGTTATCAGGGGGCCACTGGTGAATACACAATCTGGGAGAAGGGCGCCTATGACTATTGGAATGTGGCGGGACCGAAACAGAAAGGAGGCCAGGCATGAGCAGGATAAAGAAACAGCTGGAGATTTGTCCTCCCGCCTATATGTGTAAGGGGCCTAACCGTGAGAACTTCGTCAGTACCGGCCACAAGTGTGGTTACTGCAAGGGCAACGGCTGGTTCTGGGGAACGGAAGAGGGCAGCCGCGAGGACGTGCATGTATCCTGCCCGGTGTGTGGCGGCAGCGGTGAGCTGGATGCGATTATAACAGTGGACTGGAAACCTTCAAGCAAGTGAGCCATGAGAAAGGAGTATTACAACTACGTTGTGAAGCTGCCCGTTCTGCTTCATGAACTGTTCCGCGGGAAGGTTGCCGACTATCATTTTTCCGACATGACGGTAGTGATGAACCACTTGGTGAAGTCCTACATCCGCATGACGGATGGTGGCAGGGTCTCCACGGCCACCCGGCGCATCCTCCTCTGCATGGATCGTATTCCGGACATGTCGTTCTTCTTCCGCCGTCAGGAGAAGTCGGTGCTGTTCTTCGAGATGGATCCGGCCGTTGCCGGCAGCCTGCAGCGTGCCATCATCGCCGGCGGTTGGGGCAACCGCCAGCGTCTTGCCGTCCGCCTGGTGTGCGCCTTCTGTTGCGGTGCCGGTGTGACGTTGAACAACCTTTCGATGGAGCTTGCCTCCGAAGAGGTGTTCCGCCGCCCGGAAGGCTACCTCATA